AATATCATGCCTCTTCGTAAGATGAATATTGATCGTAATCTTATCATTTCGGAAGCAAAAAAGGTTTCTAAAGAAAGAAAGTTTGGATATTACCGTTGGATGATTCGAATCTGTAAAGCTTTCTTAAAAAATGAAGTTTAAGTAAATATAAAAAAGCGAGCATGATATCATGCTCGCTAATTATTTTTGTATAAAATCAATCAAAAAATAGTTAATCATACATTTTAAAATAAAGAAAAATATATGAACATTTATAGATTTTAAAAAAAAATTATTTTGAAGAAAGTTCTAAAATTCTTTCTTTAATTCTTTTTATTTGTTCTTGATTTAAGAATTCATGATATTCTCTTAAAATTCTTTTATATGAACTTATTTCTGCTGCTTTTAAAAAGAATTTCCAGAATTTATTAAACATTTTTTTCATTCTTACCATAAGCACTTTCGTAAGCTATTCTAGAAATCATATAAGGTTCAATACCAATATCTCTTAATTCTCTTCTTGAAAGTTTTGATAGTTCATAATAAGTTTTTCTATATAGTGATCGCTTTTTAAAATATTCAAATATTGCTTTTAGCATTTTTCTTTCTCCTACTCTTTATAAATTAGCATGTATATTTATAGATAATATAAAACAAAAGTAGGTAAAAGAATATTACATATTTTGTATAGCCGCTAATCAACTAAGTTATAGCTCATTTGTTTTTTTTAAAGATTTAATTAAAATAAAACTCTTTTACATCATAAATATGATATGAATTTTCAAAGTATTTCGATGTTCTTACTTTATTGAATCTTTAATAGATGTAAGTTTTATGTCTAGAATTAACAATAAAAATTAGCATTATCTGAATCGTTTGTTGACAATGATCATATCAACATTATTTTTTATGGATTGTTTGCAATCTTCTTTTCAAAATTAAATAACATTGATTTAAAATAGTTTCTTCTGTACGCAATACGCTATACCATTCTAATTCAAAATTCAATAACTTATTTTCAGAATTTACTATTTTTTGATATCGCATAAATAATTTTATTAGAATGAAAAGTAATATATGTTTTTCGATCAATTTCAATTTCATTAAAAACTTTTTTAACATAGAAAAAATCGCCTTATATAAAATAATCTTATTTTGAGCCTTAACAGCTCAAAGATCAAATTTCAATTTTCATAATATGTATTTGTTATATTAATAATATCAAAAATTTCTATTAAAAAAAATTTTTTACTTTATATTCTTCTTACAGATCCGTCATGTTGAACATGATATGCTTCAAATGAAATATTTGGATATTGTTTTTCTAAAGCCTTGAACATGATAAGATTTGACATATCATCATCATAAAAACGAACGCGTTCATATTTTCCGCTTTTAAGATACTTGTGTATAATAAATCTTTTGTTTTTTGCAGAAGAGCCAAGATTTAGATTTCCAGATCTTTCTACATAAACTTTATCAATGTCTATACCATAACGTCTAAATGTATCAAGAAATTTTTTCTTATCATCAAAATTTGCGCGAGCTGTTATAATAACAACTTTAGAACCAGCATTTGTGGCATTTTTAATGATTGATATTGCTTTTTTTACCATAGGCCAAATTGGTATAGAAGTGTTATAAAAAATATCAGCACTTCTAAATTCATCAAAATCATATTTTTCTCCGGGCTGTAATTTGTATGTATTATACTCTTGATTATTAAGAGTACGAACCACATTTCCGTCTTTTACTACTTTGACTAGAGCCTTTGTATGAAAAAGAGTTTCATCTATATCAAATATTGTAAGACCTTTTCCTCTACTTTTTTGCTCTCTGATAAAAGACTTAAATGAAAGCATTATAGTTTTATCATTGGTTTAATTGATCCACCAGTAACACGTTCGATCATTATTTCTTCTTTTTTGATTCTTTTTACAGCTTCAATATTACCTTGTCTTGAAGATTTTGAATTATTGACTAAAATCAATTCATGATCTTTGAAATATTTATATGCTCTATCTGCAAATTTTTCTTCTATTTCTCTAAAATCTGCAGATGTTTCTCGTAAGGCGTCTATAGTTGTTTTTCTTATTTCATTTTTTGAATTCATTTTTTCAAAATTAACAAGTTTTGATATTTCATCTATGATATCTGAAACAAAAATATTCACACCGATTCTAAAATCATAAGCAATACTTTCTTTATATATTTGAACTGCTTTTACTTCATATTTTTTAGAACCAACTATTAAATCTATTCCAGAAGATAAATCAGTAGTTAAAACTGCATTATTAATTAAAAAGAAGAGTGTTACTTCTCCAGGACCAATGCCTTTCAAATTATAATTGTGTAATCTTTCAAAAGCCATAAGGTCTTCAGTTTTTAATTTATTTATCAGATTATTTAATCTATTTTTATCTACATAATCTATAGTTTGACTTAAATCAAATTTTGGAAAAAAATGTTTATTAATAAGATATTGTATTTCTTTCTTATATTTTAAAGTAGAAAAATCCTTTGTGTAAATATTGAACGCAATGACTTTTTCAGCTCTTCTTAAAAATTCTAAGTCTAACAAAATTATTCCCTTTAATTTAAGTGAAAATACAAAATTTGCTTTTTATTTATACGATGCATTAAAAAATAGATGGAATTTTATATTCCATCTATCATTACTTTTAATTTTTCGGCAATAAATATCGGTGTCCATCCATTAAATCCAGAACCAAGATTCAATTTTCTACACATATCTCTTGCTTTATTTTCATCACATTCAAGCTCAATCAAAATTTGACTATCTTTTTCAAATATATTGAATTTTCCATTTACTTCTTTTACAGTATAACTCATAATATATCACCTCCATAAAATTTCTTTTTACGAGCACTACGTTTTTCAAAATTTAATTCATTTAAATCTAATAATTCTTCATCGACCTCCTTTTTGTGAAATTTTGATTGATCTTTAAATTCTATATTCTTTATTTCAGATTGTATACCTTTTTGTGCAGAAGGTTCTAAATTGAAAACTTTCATTTTAGATCTATCAATTCCAACTACAAATCTTCGATAATAAGAAATATCTCCCCAACGATTTTTTAATTGCTTAATCATAATTTGACCTAAAGATTCAAGCTCTTCAGAAGATATAAGTGCAAACATGGCATCAACTGTAGCTGCTAAACCAATCGATTCTGAAGTATTAGACATATCAATATCAGAAGAATCAAAAGCGCTTCTATTAGCTTGTGTTGCTGTAACTATAGGAACGTCAAATTCCATAGCTAAACCTCTTAATTCTTCAGCTATAGATTTTACTAAAGTATATGAATTGGCTGTTGCAGATCCTCTTAATCTTGAACTTGAACAAAGATTAAGATAATCTATATAAACAATATCTGGTGAAAAATTGTGCTTAATTTTTAAATCATTTATAAGATATCTAATATGGCCGGAATGTGCAGAACTAGTAGGATATTCTTTAATTATTAATCTTCCTGTAGTTTTGTTTTTGATTCTGTTAATTTTCTTTTCAAAAACATCTTTTGGCATTTCTTTTATTTCATCTATAGTACAATCCAATACATTTGCATCAATCCTTTCTGCTATTCTTTCTTCTGCCATTTCAAGAGTAATATATAAAACACTTTTTCCATAGAGCAGATGTGTGGCCGCCATATCACACATGAACAGAGTTTTACCGACTCCAGTAACCGCCAGAAAACAAGTAAGAGATTTACGAGGTAATCCACCCTTTGTTATTTTATTTAAAATATCTATACCAAATGGAATTCTTTCTTCTCTTTTATGATAAAACTCATATCTTTTTTCAAAATCTTTAAGAAAATCATGACCAACATGCGTATCGAAACTTATACTTAAAGAATCAGAAAGAAGTTTAGGTATAACACCCTTATCATATTTTTTATCTTTACCATCTAAAATAAGAATAGCTTTTCTAATAGAATTATATAAATCTTTGTCTTGACAAAATTTTTCAGTTTCTGCAATCAGCCACTCTTGATTTGTTTTTTCATCTATCTTAAGATTGTCTATGATATTGTTAATATCTTTAAAACTTTGTTCATTCAAATCAGTTCTTTTATCTATAGAAATCTTAAGAGCTTCAATTGAAGGTGGTTCTTTATAAGTATTCACATATTCTGCAAAAACTGCAAATATTTTTCTTAGATTGTCATCATCAAAATATTCCTCTTTAATATAAGGAAATACTTTTCGACAATATTCTTCATTGTATATAAGATTTGATATAATCATATTTTCTAACATTAGAACCTCTTAATAAAAATTTGAAGGAGAATATTTTAAATATGCTCCTTTAAATCAATATTAAATATCATACTCAAATATCATTGTCAACCTCGTCCTCAAAATCATCATTTACAATATTTTTCTTGACATCTTCTAGAGGTTCTACATTTGTAAGTTTAAATTTTCTTTCTATAAATTCTTTAAAGTTTTTGTTTTTAGTAAGTTTTTCAAAAAATTCATCATTATTTTCAAGATCTTTAGCGCGATAACTTTTATCTTGTATTTCTCCTGTTTCTATATCAACAACTTGATACCAACCGGGTTTTGACTTGATAATATAACCTGCTTCTTGAGCGAGTTCAAATAGAGAAGACCATTTTTGAATACCTTCATCAAAATAAACAGTAAATGGTAATTTAGCCTTTTCTTTTACATAACGAGATTTTTCTATATTGATAGTGAATTTGAATCCCGTCAGCTCATTTCCTTCTTTTTCTTGTGCCTTTGTGATGATGAAAATTTGATTTGCTGAATAATAGATACCAGTATTATGTGTCACAACACCATTTTTTAATACATAATGTTCTACTTCTGCTACCGAAAGATCGTAAACAGGTTTTCTTCCTACTTTTTTAATTGATGAAATTTTCATTTTTCTTTTCCCTTTATAAATTTTATTGAACCACAATCCCAAACTCTTCTATAATTATTTGCAAACATAATTTCAGATTCAGATAATGAAGAATCAAAAGTTTCAAACATTTTTTCTAATTTATACTTTCGCGCTTTATATCTACTTATAAAGTCATAGTTTTTATTGTTATAGTAAAAATAATTTGGAGCTATAATTTTTTCTATTTCAAATCCATTTTTCAAATAAACATTTTGATGAATATTACACCATCTACGATTTCCAAACGATATTAGATTTTTAAAACCATATTGTCTGTTCAAATATGAAATGAACTTTGAAAATATTCCTCTTACCTTAGAATTAAGTAAAGAACAAAATCTGACTATTTCTAAATAGTCACTTTTATTACTTTGAAATTTAGGTATTGATAATGACATTATTGAAATTAAAAAATTACTCTTTCTGTGAAAAGCACCAAGTTTTATTTTTGCTTGACAATATCCTTGAATATGATTTTTTTCACAAAAATCCTTGTATATTTGAGTATCTATTTCTTTTATGTCACATTCTCTTGCATCATAAACTTGCTTATACACACCAAATTTAGATGATATCATCGATTTTACTATTTCTTGTTTATATAACCATTCGTGTTCAAAAAAATGTAATAGTTTTATACCATTTTTTTCACAAAGATTTGTTTTATTTACATGATAATTTATTTGTTCTTCTGTTTCTTTTTGATTGTAAGAATGCCAAAAAAGACCATTATATTCTATTGCTAAAGAATACTTCTTTGAAAAAATATCTAATTCATAAGGAGGTATAATTGATTTTGTATTTGCTATAATATCACAATCTAAAGATTTTGTAAACTCAAAAATTTTTCTTTCTTGATGAGAATAACCACTTGATATTTTAGGTTCAAAATTGTGTTTTCTTAAAAATTTGTATACTGAAGAATGTGATTTTGTTGTAAGACCAAAATGATTTGCAATATAAGACCAATGATTGTTTTCTATCAGATCTAACATAAAGTCTTTATTTTCTAAATCCTTTAAATTCTTAATTGACTTTTGAGTATGATGTTCTCCTATATTGTATTGTGATTTTCTCTTTTTTACATTAAATCTTTTACCATAAAGAATTTTACAAGTTGTATCTATTTTTTCTTGTGTTTTCAAAGATTTGATTGCACAACTTTTTGAACAATAAAGAATACCTACTCTAGATACTGGTTTTTCTTTACATGTTTCACAAAGAGGTCTTTTTTTTAGTCCTCTTTCAATCAAACGTATTCTTTCTACAAATTCAATATCTTTTTCTTCAGAAGTAAAATTCATTATTTTATTATACAATTCGATATTATTAGCGAGCAACCATTTTTCAGTTGCTCGCTTGGGTGTCAATCTTTTACCCTTTTTTGTATATGAATAAAGACAAGAAAGATCTAATATTATATTGTCGTGCAATCCATTTCTACTGTTAAATCTTTCGCTTCTATCCATTTACCATTAACTAAAAATTTGTGTTTGTCAGAAACAGTAACAGAGTATCCATCTTCAAAAGTTATTTCATAACATTCTGGTTCACCTTCTTCAAGTGTTTCTGGATTCCATACATGAGTGACTATTTTATCACCATTTAAAGTTATAACTTTATCACCAATGTTAAAATCTTCAATTTTTTTCAAACCATTTGGAGTTTGAATTTCTGTTCCAGCGACAACACAACCTCCTGAAACTATAGCTTTAGGAAACATACCAATTTCCATATATATGTGATTAATTGCCATGCAAGGAACTTGTTTAGTTGTCAAATGCGGTGTAATGATACGAAAAAGAGATTTTAAACTTTTTGCTCTTGACATATCTGCTACAGATCTTTCATTTTCTGCATCTTCAACTTCCTTTTTTGATGCAAGATTTCCAATAGAATCAATCATTATAAAGACCTTATCATTTTTTTCTATTTCAGCAAGTCTTTTAACGATGTCGAATTTTAATTGTTCAACATTTTCAACTGGAACATGAATAACACGATCAATATCAATTTCAAAGCTTTCTAAATAGTCTGGTGTAATACCAAATTCAGAATCATAAAGAATAGCAATACCATCTTTATATTTGTTAAGATATGCTTTCATACAATAGAGACACAGCATTGTTTTAAAGCTTTTTGATGCGCCTGCAACAACAGTAAGACCCGGTAGAATACCTCCGTCTAATGATCCACTAAATGCAATATTCAAAATAGGAAGATCTGTTGGAACTACTTCTTTTGCATTAAAAAAACTAGATTTTGATAGAATAGCGGCAGATTTAATATTGCCAGCTTTTAGCATTTTTTCCAATAAACTCATCTGATTATCCTTCTAATATTTTCTTAAGTTTAAGTTTATAAGCCTCAATTTTTTCTACTCTATTTGGCCAATGAATAGTGGATTTTTCAGGATTTTTACATAAATTATCAAGAAATGGCAATATTGAATCATACATCATTTGAAGTCTTTGTTTAAGATTTTCTACTTGTTGACGACTAATATGATAATCTTTTATAAGACTATCCTTCATTTCTTTAACTTCTTCGTAATTATGTTCGACAAAATTAAAACCAAAATCGAAGTCTTCTAAGTGTTCTGTGTTTTTCATGTAAAAAATCCTTCAGTTAAAAAAAA